GTTAGTATACGTGAGGACACTACCAAAATGCTGCAGTGCCACTGCGGAAAAAGCTTCTATGTGCGTCGCGAGATTACTGCAAAAGTAAAGCTGTATCCGGTGAATTATTTTGAGACGAACGGAAGATCAGGAGCTGGATTCCGGATGGACCAGCAGAAAGGATATGAAGATGATTGTAAGAAAAGAGCAAAGTAAAACGTTTTATAAGTATCTTAAGCTGATATATGACATATTGGCCACTGAAACAAGCGGCTACGCATTGTATATCCACGAAGAAAGGTTATACTTTATGACTTATGCAATGGGTGGAAAGCTGTCCATCAGCAGCTCTGGCGTAGAAGTATATGACGAATTATGCAAAGAGCCGGGAGCGTATGAGATACGTATGACGCCACACAAGGATTTTGAGATATCAAAACTGCCAGAGAGTAAAGTTACGGAGGACATGAAAAACATCTTTAAACATGCAACCATAGGGCTGGAAGAAAAGAATCATCTATGTGAGATCAATAGTAATTGTTCCAGTGTGATTGCAGATATCGCGAGAAAATCAAAACTGCGTATAAAGGACCGATATTTAAAGGTAATGAAGAAACTGCAGGACTTTGATGTAAGCATGAATAAGGATTTCATTATTTGTACAAAAGCAGAAGCAGTTGATAAAGAAAACCTGCAGGTAGTCCTGATCATGTACTTCTGGTGTGAAGATATTCAGGGTGAATATGATCAGGGCAAGTTGGAAATGGAGTAAAGATATGCTGATCAGAGTAATAAAAGAGCTCTGTGACCTGCCCGAGTATAAGCGACCGGTACGCGGAAGAGTATACAAAACGGTGGGTCAAATAACAGGAAGATATAATGCGCAGGAAAACAAACGGAAGCTCATCGTTGTAAATGGATATAGAGTATCTGTACATAAAGAAGAATATGAACCGGTACAGAGTGTGAGAAGGAGGAACGGCAAATGAAGCACCTACAAACGATTGAATATGCAGACAACAGAGTATTGACGACCCAGCAGCTGGCAGAGGTCTATGAAACAACTGTCGATAACATAAAAATGAATTTCAAGCGGAACAAAGACCGATTCACAGAAGGGAAGCATTATTATATGCTGAAAGGTGATGAATTAAGAGATTTTAAGAACAGAGTAACCGGGGGTTACTCTGTGCCGAGAAATGTAAATGCATTGATTTTATGGACCGAAAAGGGCGCAGACCGTCACTGCAAGATACTGGACACGGATAAAGCATGGGAACAGTTCGACAATCTGGAAGAGACATATTTCAGAGTGAAGGAACAAACTGCGATATCAGTAGAAGGGCTGTCAACGGAAATGCAGGCCCTACTGATGCACGACAGGAAGCTCGTAGAACAGGATAAACGGATCACGGCATTGGAGAACAATGAAAAGATATCATCCGGACAGAAGCGTGATATCAGAAAAGCTGTCAATGCTGCCGTTATCAGTGCCTGCGGTGGAGAGGAAACAACCGTATATAGAAAACACAGCCAAAAGATATATAAGGCAATCTACGGATTCCTGTATACATACTTTGATATTTCGGAATATGCGGATATCCCGAGAACGAGATTCACGGATGCTACAGAACGGATAAAAGAATGGTATCCGAGCTGTGAATTGAAACTCTTCATCGAGAAAGTGAACGGATATGGTCAACAGGAGATAGATTGGAGTGAAATGGATGCTTAAAGTAAATCCATGTCCGTTCTGTGGCGGAAGGATAAAAGTGATAAAGTCATTCGCGGGTATGCTTCTGTTTAAATGCAGGGGAGAGTGTGGATGTATTGTGTCTTTTGATAAGACAGAATGTAACAATCATCCGGAAAAGGCAATTGAAGTATTCAATAGAAGGGCGGTAGACAATGCCGAAAACAAGTTATAGGGACCGCCAACAGACGCGTCATATCAAATACAAAACAAAAGGCAAGAAACAAACACTGCCGATCAAGGATGAGAAAGAGCTGCATAGGATATCAAAATATTTACTTGTAAAGCGTGATCGTGCAAAGCAGAAAGGACAGCTGAGACGATACGAAACATATTATCGTAATTATATGCTGTTCATGGTTGCGATAAATGTGGGGTTTAGAACTGAAGATTTGCTGCAGCTGGAAGTTGGAGATATTACCGGCGGACATATGCATATCAAAGAAAACAAGACGGGTAAACAGCAGATATTTCCGTTGAACAAAAAGTTTGTGCAGGATGTCAAGAAATATGCTGACACACTCAGCTTGACAGAACATGAATATCTGTTCCCATCGCAAAGAAAGGATGGTGTAATACGAGCAATCAGCCGCCAGCAGGCCGATCGCATCATGGACGATATAAAAAAAGAATGTAACATACCGTATAACTTTGCGATGCATAGCCTGCGTAAAACATTCGGCTATATGTACTACAAAAACGGTGGAAAGCTGCTGACACTACAGAAAATGTATAACCATAGTGATTCTTCAACAACGCTGTTATACATCATGTGGGATGCAAATGATGTCCAAAAGACACGCCAGTCTATTTATATAGGAGGATAAAGAATGCCAAAAGAAGATGAATGGATATCGGTAAAAGAGATGATGCCGATCTTTGCAGGATATGCAGTATTAGCAACGTTAGAAAACGTATATGGACAGCGGAAAGTAGAAAAGATATTTACAGGATATGGATATGGTAAGCAATGGCATTGCAATAATAAATGTATCGACAGGGAAAATTGGAAAGTAATCGCATGGCAGGAGCTGCCGGAAACGTACAAAGGAGAGTAGAAAAGATGCTGAAAAAAATCAGATTATGGATAAAACAGCGGCGATGCAAACACGATTATCAGTGGTACGTAAAGCATGAAATGTTTGCGAATATCCAAGGTGAGGAAAGGTTCTGCGTTTGTAGCAAGTGTGGAAAAATAAAAGGATCATATTTTGCACGATACGAAGGGAATGGTTTTAGGTAATGAGAAAATATAAAAAGCTATATGAAGATATCGAACTAACGTGTCTATGTACAGATACATACGAAGATGCGGAAGAATATCTGAAACCATTAAGAGAGTTAATTGAACATTACATAGTGTTGGAAGATGCATTCACAAGAGCATGCGAACATATCAAATATGAGAATGCAGAAGGAAAGATGGACGATACATCTGCATGTCCAAAATCCATATATGCCTTCACACCAAACCGCTGCAGGAAAGATAAATGCAGGATGTCAAACGTAGAATGCTGGAAAGAGTGGTTCCTGCACTTGGCAAAGCAGAAAAATCGGAACTGAAAAAGTTTGCACATATTTTTTAATAAAGGACACCGTGAAATGAGCGAAAAGCCTTTATACATCAGCTATTACATATGCCATAAGACATCCGAAAATACGTTACAGTTTTATAGTGTATGTAACATATTTTGGAAAGGAGGAAGCGAGGAAAATGACGCTGGAAAAAGCACTGGAAATATCGCAAAACATCATCGTTGAGAAAACAACTTATCTCAATACACTGGAATACGAAGCCCAGCGGATGAAGGAAACGGATCTGCACGCTGCATCGATCGAAACAGAATTAAGAAAGACCAGAGAAGAGATTGCAGCAATGGAGGTTGTCAATGGAAGGCTGCAGGTATACAGGAATATTGCACAACAGGAGGGAATAAGACGATGAATTATGATGAATTTAGAGATTCTCATGATATGGAATTTCATGGGAAGCTATATAAGATAGTGTTGAATCTATGCCAATATAGAGATAAGGAAACGAAAGTCAGCTGTATCAGAGCGGAGGTATACGATGAGGAGAGCGAGGGGCTGAGAACGATTTGCGCACCATGCACGGAATTTAAATTTCCGGAAAAGAAAGCTGCATGCAAAACATGCGTCTATTACGCAAAAGGCTATTGCCATAAATATGAAACTGCCAGAAAAAAAGATGATGAAGCATGCGAATATTATGTTGAATGTGATGAATGATGTCATAACACCGGAGGATGCTGTGGAGGAAGTACGCAGAATGTCAGATACGGCAGTGTATGTGCAAACGCCATTTGATGATATGGTAGTGGTCACATGGGAATCTGGACATGTAGATTCCTACGACGGGTTACAACTGGCCAGAGAGTGGGCGCAGACACCGGACAAGGATGCTTTCCGACAACAATATGGCTTTGACTGGAAGCCATCAGAAACGCTGATCAGAAAGGTGGAGGAAGAGCGTGAGCGAAGACAGGAAGAGAGATAACCGTTTCCGGACAGTGGAGAAATTATTGTATATCCATCATGACTGTGAGAAGACAAGATATCCACAACTGGACAAAGCAATCGACAGGATACGTGATGATAAATACTATCCTATAATAGAGATGCGATACTTCCGGAAGATGAAGATGGATGAGATCATAGAGAAGCTGCCGTATTCAAGAAAGACAGTATATGACAAGCGCAATAAGCTTATTGATCGGATAATAGATGTCATGTATGCGGATGATATCATGAAAGAGATTATGGAAACAAAAAAAGATGCATAAAGTTTTGCATCTTTTTTTACGGAAACATACAGAAGATATATCAAAGCAGTGACAGAAGCTATACGAAAAGGAAACAAAAAGTATACAAAACAGGTGACAGGATGGTGGATTGTCAAGAGGGGATCTACTTTCTATAATCGTACTTATGAAGGAGTGGTAGGATGTTCGATTATTACCACAGGAAGTGGAAGAAGAAACAGAAGCATATCCTGCGTCTGGATAAGTATAAAGACAGGGTGGCTGCGATGTATGGACGTACAGAAGAAGCAACGACCGTACACCATATCTATCCGGCAGAAGAATATCCGGAATATGCATGGTGTGACTGGAACCTGATCAGTGTGAGCCAGGGAAGCCATAACAAGCTGGAGAACAGAAAGACAGGAGAGCTGACAGTGCTGGGAAGGCAGCTGATGGATATAACGATACCCGGAAGGGATTGGAGGAACAAGGCATGAAGTATGAGACAAGGAAAGAACATGAAGACATGCTGAAAGCAATTCTTGAAGCAAAAGAAACGATTATCTGCATGAAAGATGGATATGAAAAGAACATTGCTGCTATACGGAATGAATCCCCCCCCAGCTGTGGAATCTGAGAATCATAATTTTTCTACTGGGTAGGGTAACTCTTTCCAACTCCGTTGTTTTTTAGAAAAAGGGGGGGTGAGCACATGCTGACCGATAAAAAGATCACCATCCGGACCAATAAAATAAGAAATGAAACCATCGAAAAAATGCGAAGTTTAGGCGTTTATCGGGAAGAATTCGCCATCCCGATACAGCGGTATGCAGACATGCGCATGCAATATGATATCTTATGCAAAACATGGCGAGAAACAGGCTGTAAAGTGACTGAAAAGTACACCAACAAAGCAGGTGCTACCAACGTGCGGAAAGCGCCGCTGTACCTGTCTATGGAAAATCTGCGTCGGGAACTCATCGAGATGGAGAACCTTTTCGGACTGACACCAAAAGGATTGAAGGCCATAAAATCGAAAGGACTTGAACAGGGCAAGAAGAGCGCCCTGGGCGAGGCATTGGAAAAGCTTGAACACAAATCTTAAGGAAGTCATGGACTACGTGAATGGGATCTGTGATGGATCTATCGTGGCGAACGAATATCGTATAAAGGCTTGCCGACGCTTCCTTGATGATCTGCAAGATGAACGATGGGACTTTAAAACGAGTGACGCTGAATTCGTGATCGGTATCATCGAGCTGACGATATGTCATCAACAGGGAGAATCGCTGGATGGTACTGCGCTGAGAGGGACGCCGTTCCTCCTGATGCCATTTCACAAATTCATCATTTACAACCTGGTCGGATTCAAATTGGCGAATACGAGTATCAACAGGTTTACCGAGTGCCTGATCTTCATCCCGCGAAAGAATGTCAAGACGACATTCGCCGGCGCACTGGCATATGCGCTCGGATTGCTGTGGAGAGATTCCGGGTCAAAGATCTATATCGTTGCGGCCGCGATGAAGCAGACGATGGAGACATTCAAATTTATCGAATACAACATCCGCAGGATGGAAGAAGATGATAATGATCATGAAGGGGCATTCCACATCATTGACAACAACAATGAACACTCGATCGATGCAACGATCGGAAACGGATTATTTCATCTGGATGCGTTGGCCGCAAATCCGGATGCACAGGATTCCTTCAACTGCAATCTGGCCATCGCAGATGAGATCCATGCATTCAAAAAACCGAAACAGTATAACCTGTTCAAGGAAGCGATGAAGGCATACACAAATAAACTCATGATCGGTATATCGACAGCCGGAGACGATCCGAACAGCTTTCTCGCACAAAAGGTAACCTACTGTAAAAAGATATTAGACAAAGAAGTCGAAAACGACCGCTACTTCATTTTCATTTGTGAAGCTGATTACTCCACGGATGAAAATGGTGCGAAGTTTTTGGATTTTACGAATCCGCGGATCCAGGAAATGGCAAATCCCGCATATGGGCGATCGATCCGACCGGATGAGCTGATGGAAGGAGCGATGGAGGCACTCAACGATCCGCAGCAGCGCAAAGACTATTTCGCGAAGTCGCTGAATGTCTTCACGGATGCAATCGACACATATTTCGACATGATGCAGGTGACTTCATCCGATGAAAAATACAACTGGACATTGGAGGAGTTGGCAAAGCTGCCGATCAAATGGTATGGAGGTGCCGATCTATCGAAGATGCATGACCTTACAGGGGCAACGATATACGGGACCTACAAGGATGTAGACATCACGATATCGCATGCATTCATACCACGGGCGATCGCTCATAAAAAAGCAGATGAAGATAACATACCGGTATTCTGGTGGGAAGAAATGGGATGGCTCACGATGTGCAATAGTAATGTGATCGAATATGAAGATATTGTGAAGTGGTTCGTCCACATGAAAAAAATGGGCTTCAAACTGAAATGGACAGGATATGATCGCAGATATGCTCGCGAATATGTAATGAAGATGAGAAAAGCGGGTTTCAAAATGAAAGATCAGCTACAGCGATATGTGGAAAAAACAGAAGCCTTCCGTGAAATTGAACGAAAGGTGATCAAACAACAATTCTACTATCTACACAACAAAGCATTTGAATATTGTATCAGCAACGTAAAAGCGATTGAAGATACTGATGAATTCGTACGCTTTCAAAAAGTTATGCCAACACAACGTATCGACTTGTTCGATGCGACCGTCATTGCATGTAAACAGAAGCTGATCGCGAACGAAAAGTCAGCGAATGCAGCGGCATTCTTGGAATAGGAGGGAAACGATGAGCAAGAAGAAATATAAGGGAAAGGTGAGAGCGGACCCGGTGCAGGAAAAAAGTGATAATGCTTCGCTGACATACTTATGCGATATTGGTGCTTTTGATATGCTGTGCAGCTCCGGATATACATCGCTTGCGAAAAATCCGGAAATCATATCGGCAGTGAACAAAATTGCGAATCTGATCGGAAGCATGTCTATCCATCTGATGCAGAATACACAGGATAAAGGAGACATCCGGATCCGGAATGGATTGTCGCGCAAGATCGACATCGAACCGAATCGCTACATGACGCGTTCGACATTCATCCAGACGATCGTGCGTGCGCTTTTGCTGGAGGGTGACGGTAATGCTGTAGTGCTTCCAAAAACAAAAGACGGACTACTGGACGATCTGTTGCCGATACCACCGAGTCAGACTACCTTCCTGCCGGACGGCTATGGATATAAGATCATGATCTACGGACAGACCTATGAGCCATGGGACCTCATCCATATTGCGATGAATCCGAATCCGGAAGTGCCATGGAAAGGTGAGGGGTATCGCAAAAGTTTGAAGCAGGTCGCAGAGACACTCCTGCAGGCGAGTATCACGAAGAAAGGATTCATGGAATCGAAATGGAAGCCTTCTATCATCGTGAAGGTGGATGCGGATACAGAGGAGCTGAGCAGTAAAAAAGGGCGTTCTCAGCTGCTGGAAAAATATGTGACCAGCACCGAAGCCGGGGAGCCGTGGCTGCTTCCCGCAGATTCGTTTGAAGTAGAAACTGTTAAACCATTGAGTCTAAAAGACCTGGCGATACAGGAAAATGTGGAGCTGGATAAAAAGACAGTCGCATCAATCCTGGATGTGCCGCCGTTCGTGCTGGGAATCGGAGAATTCAAAGCGGAGGCCTGGAACAATTTTATCAATACAAGGATAAAAACGATCTGTCAATGTATCGAACAGGCTTTCACAAAAGCTGTCCTGATCGATCCAACACTATATTTCAGATTCAATGCACGCTCCTTGCATTCTTATGACATCGATACACTGGCCAATGTCGGTGCAAATCTCTATACCAGAGGGATCATGGAAGGAAATGAGGTACGTGATTGGATCGATATGCCACGTAAGGATGGCCTGGATGAACTGGTGATTTTGGAAAACTATATCCCGGCCGGAATGATCGGCGACCAGAAGAAGCTGAAAAAGAAAGAAGGTGAAAAGGATGAATAGAGAGACGCGGCAGCTGCGAAGTGCACGGGCAAGGTTCGAAACACGCGAGCAGGACAATGACCTATATATCAGTGGCTATTTCGCGGTATTTGGCAGTACCTACGAAATATGGGAAGGGATGTCAGAAAGTATCGACTCTCATGCATTCGATGATCAGTTGAATGAAGATATCCGTGCTTTGATCGACCATGAGACGCGTCTGGTCATCGGACGCACGAAAGCAGGGACGCTGCAGCTGCGAGTCGATGATACCGGTCTATGGGGTGATGTAAAGATCAATCGCAACGATGTCGATGCGATGAATGTATACGAACGTGTGAAACGCGGTGATGTCGATCAGTGTTCTATCGGATTTGAAATCATTGACGAAGATGTATCAAGTATTGACAATAAGACGCATTGGACGATCAAAGAAGTGAAGCTATATGAAGTGTCGATCGTTACATTCCCGGCATATGAAGAAACCTGCGTAAGTGCAAGGAAGCGGCAGCTGGAAGATATGACAAAACGCAGCTTCGAAGCTTGGAAAATGAATACGATGAAAAAATTGAAAGGAGAATCGTGATGGCATTAAAAGTATTGTTGATGAGAAATAAGGCAGCAACGAAGAAAAAGCTGCTGGAAGAATTGAGAAGTAAGGATGAAGGTTTCCAGACACGGGAACAGGAGCTGGAAGCGTCCATCGAGGAGATGGATGAAAGCACACCGGAAGCAGACCGTAAGGTCGTAGAGGACGCTGTGGAAGACCTGACAAAAGAAAAGGATGCTCATGAAGCCGAAAAGAAAAAACTGGAGGATGAGATCGAAGAGCTGGAAAACAAGATCAAGGAGCAGGAAAGTGCACCGCCGGAGCCGCAGGCAGGCGATGATCAGGGAGCAAGTCAGAACAGCAGAAGCAAGAGAGGAAAGGATAGAGATATGGAAACAAGAACAGAATTTTTCGGACGTACCATGCAGGAAAGAAGTGCGATCTTCGCAAATGAGGAGGTAAAGGACTTCATGCAGCAGGTACGCTCCTGCATCAAAGAAAAAAGAGCGATTGGTAATGCAGGATTGATCATTCCACAAAACTTCCTGCCGATGATCAAAGAGGTGACCGAAGCAAATTCCAAGCTGCTGAAGTATACTAACAAGAGCGATATCACCGGTACGGCACGCATCACAATCATGGGAAGCGTTCCGGAAGCGGTATGGACCGAGCAGTGCGGAAAGCTGAATGAGCTGGAGTTAGGCTTCAACGATGTGGAAATGGATGGATTCAAGGTGGCCGGCTTCTTCAAGGTCTGCAATGCGTTGTTGGAAGACAATGATGTGAACCTGGCACAGGAGCTGATCAATGCATTAGGTATCGCGATCGCAAAGGCTAAGGATAAGGCTATCGTATATGGAACAGGCGTCAAGATGCCAATGGGAATCGTCACCCGTCTGGCGCAGACCGTAAAACCAAGCGACCACAACGACACAGAGCGGGAATGGAAAGATCTTCACGAATCCAATATCAAAACGATTACCGGAAAGACAGGAAAAGAGTTGTTCAAGGAGATCGTGCGCTGCCTGAAGATGATCTTTACCGATTATGATTCCGGTAATCTGGTATGGATGATGAATCGACAGACAAAGCTCGATCTTGTCGTGGAAGCGATGGATACGAATATGAATGCAACGATCGTCAGCGGTATGAACGATACGATGCCGGTCGTTGGCGGAAAGGTAGAAGAACTTAAGTTCATGGCCGATGGAGATATTGCATTCGGCTATATGACGAATTACAAGGCTGTACAGCGCAAAGGTCTGCAGCTGGGACAGTCTGAACATGTACGTTTCCTGGAGGATCAAACCGTATTCAAAGGTACAGAGCGATTTGATGGAAAGCCGGTCATCGCGGAAGCATTCGGATTGATCAACATCAACGGAAAGACACCGACGACATCTATCGTGTTCGCACCGGATAAAGCGAATGAAGAGGATGTGCAGTTGGCAAACTTGAAGATCGGCAGCAATAAACTGTTCCCTGTATTCAGTGCAGGAACCTATGAATACATGGTAAATACCTCAAATGCCAGCAGTAAGATCGAAGCGGTTGCGAAACGTGCAGGAGCTGCCATCACGATCAAGAATAAAGAAACACCTGTGAACAATGGTGAATCCGCATCCTTCACGGATGGAGAAAACACGCTGAGCATCACCGTCAGCTTCGCAGGTGTGGAAAAAGAGTATATCGTAACAGTGAACAAGAGCGCAGCAGCATAAAGGCGGTAAAAGCAGATGGATGAAGAATTGCTGCTCACGGTCTTGAAGCAGGACCTGAAGACGCCACCATCTGAGGAACCATATCTGCGCACCTTGTTGAAAAATGCGGAAGCGCTCATGAAGCGGATGGGGATACAGGACGACGGATCGATGGACTATCAATATACCATCGAACATTATGCGGCGTTCCTGTACCGCAAGCGCGCATCGTCAGAAATGATCATGCCGCGCTTCCTACGCTATGAGCTGAACAATCTGCTGTTTTCTCAGAAAGCGAGGGAATGAAGATGGCCTATACATATGATGATGGAATCGTAGATATCTGTGAAAGAGTGAATGTGGCAGAGCCCGGGAATAAGCCGGAGTACGACTATCGTCCAAGATTATCACTGTATTTCGGATATGAAAAGGTCGGCATCGTGCGCAATTATACCGCAAAGCAGGCAGGCGATACGCTGGATGAAGTGATCCACGTATACCGGGAACGTTCGATTTCCGCCGGTAGGGATATTGCAAGCATAGACGGCAGGCAGTATACGATATTGCAGGTGCAGCATGGCACAGATGATGAAGGGATACCGATCACAGTGTTGTCCTTGGAGCGAAGAGGTGAGCCATATGGAACTACTGAAACGAGTACGTGATGCCCTGCTCACGATAACGGAAGACCCTTATCATTCCGAAGCGGAAAACAAGGGAAACCGTTATATCGTGTGGCAGGAAGACAGTGAAGGAGAGTCGCTGTATGTTGACGACAGACATGAAATAACGGTCATCAGCGGGACAGTCGATCTGTTCACAAAGCAGGAATATGATCCGTGGATGAAAGAGATCCCAAAAGCGTTAGAGGACGCGGATATCGCCTGTCATATGGAATCCATACAATACGAAGAGGAAACAGGATACACGCATTATGAATGGCGCTTCGAGGTGTCGTGATGGCAAAGATACAGAACAAAGGTCTGAATGACTATATCAAGGCCATGCAGAGGCTAAAAAAAGGATCGGAAGACATCGTCCGAAAAGGGATATATGATGGTGCCGGTATACTGGCGGACGGATTGAAGCAGGAAACTAAAAAACTGCCTACAGACAATGCATATGGAACAAGTGATGATCCATTGAAAGGGATATCGAACCGCCAGAAAGCGGATCTCATTGACAGTATGGGGATAGCGCCGATCAGAGATGATGGTGATTATGTACACGCTAAGATCGGATGGGACGGATACGGACGTACGAAGACGAAGAAATATCCGGAGGGTGTCCCAAATCAACTCATCGTTCGATCAATCAATAGTGGATCTTCTTTCCGAAAGAAAAATCCATTTGTAAACAGAGCGGTAACGAAGAATAAAAAAACAGCAGTAAAAGCGATGGCGGATACCATCGAAAACGAAATAACAAAGGAGATGAAATGATATGGCAATCAAAGGATTGAGCATGCTGATCGTCGGCATGTATGACTATTCGGGGACGGGAAACAAACCGACATACAGTGAACCGGCAACAGTCGCGAAGATGGTGGAATACTCACTTACGATCAATCAGAGCGAAGATAATCCGCTATATGCAGATGACATGGATGCAGAACACGATAAGGGTACATTTCAAAATGGCGAATTGTCACTGACAACAGATGATCTGACACAAGAGGCATCGAAAAAGGTGCTGGGTATCCGAACGGAAGAATTCACATATAACACAGATAAAAATGCGACAGAAGGCATTTATGACGATAAACGTGTAGCTCCGTATTTGGGTATCGGCGTGATCGAAGCACATCAAAACAATGATGTCACAAAATACAGAGCAGTGTTCCTGCCGAAGGTATTCTTCAACGTGCCGGAACAAGCGGCAACGACGAAAGGGGAATCTATTGAATGGCAGACACCGACGATCACCGGAACAGTCATGCGCAGTGATCTGGTAGATGAAAAATACGAACATCCTTGGATGATGGACGCATGGTTCCAGACAAGAGCGGAAGCTGCTCTGTACTTGGAATACAAATGCGGAAAAACAGATGCATAAAGGAGGCAGATGGACATGAGAATATCATTACTCAGTATCGAGGGGAAGACATATCCCCTCGTATTCTCCTTGAATGCAGCAGAACAGATCGAGGATGAATATATTCCGGTCACAAAAATGGTGGACTGCTTATTGGAACCTGAAAAATTTAAAAAAAATAGCATAAGTCTTGTAAAGGATATCGTGTATATCATGATGTGCGAAGGTATCCGGTACTGCGCTAGAAAGGAGATCAGGCAGCAGGATGGAAAGGAACTGATACTGGATATCCCGGATAAAGAATCCTTATATGAAAATATCGGATATGAAGATTCCGGAATATTGACGGAGGCAATGTACAGTACGCTCGTCAAATCGAAAAAAAAAGAATCAACAACAAAGTAAAAAAAGGTGAAAAAGGAACTGACGATCACTATCTTTGTTTATCTGTATGGGCTCGCATGATCGGCATGCAGGAGTGTGAATTTGCACACATGCCGATCGGTGAGCTGAGTGATATCGTAGAAATGTATCAGCGTATCAAGGGATATGCGGAAGCTGATAGTGAAATAAACGGGGATTTCATCCCGTCATTGAAATAGTGAGGTGAAGAGATATGGGATATGATATCGGGCCACGTATAGGAATCACAGGAGAAAGAGAATTCAACAATCAGATCCAAAAAATCAACGGAAGATTGAAACTGCTGGGATCGGAGATGAATCTCCTCACGAAAAAATATGATGGGAATTCGGATTCTCTTGATTTCTTGCAGAACAAGAACGAGATATTGAAAAAACAATTGCAGGAGCAAGATACGAAAGTATCCGTTCTGTCAAAAGCATATAAGGAACAGAGTGAGAAACTGGGAAATCTAAAAAAAGAGTTGGAGAATGCCACGAAGGCGTATGGTGAAAATTCTGCAGAAGCATTAAAAGCAGAGAATGCGCTTCGTAAGCAAGAAGATGTGATGGCGAAGTTGGGGACCTCCATCAACGAAACGAAGGGATATTGTGAGGCTTTAAAGAATCAAATTGCCGATAATTCGAAAAAGATGGATGAATTATCAGCAGCTGAAAAAAATGCATCGAGTAAGCTAGGCGAATTGACGCAAGATATCACTCGGCAGCAAAAGGAGCTGGCTGAGCTGCAGAGAGCCTATCAGGAAGCGGCCATCTCAAAAGGAAAAGATGATCGAGAGACGCAGCAGTTGGCCGCACAGATCACAGCACTATCCAAAGATCTGCAAACGAACAAGCAGCGCTTGTCTGCGGTCCAGACAGAATCGAAGCAACTTGCCGGAGCCTTGGATGAAGTAGAAGACAGTGCGAAGGATGCAGGTGATGGTTTTACCATCATGAAAGGCGCGATGGCGGATATCACAGCTGATGGCATCCAGTCGCTTGCCGGAAGCCTAAAGGAACTCGTTACACAAAGTGACGGGGCGAGTGCAAGCTTTCAGGCGGCAACAGGAGCATCTGCGGATGAAATGAAACGGTATAACGAAGAGATGAAAGAACTCTATAATAATGATTATGGAGACTCTTTACAGGATATCGCGGATTCTATGGCACGCGTAAAACAGCAGATGTCCGATCTGGATGATGAAGATCTGAAGAACGTAACAGCAGGTGTGAAGACTTTGGAAGATACGTTCGACATGGACTTCAACGAAACGCTGCGAGGAACTAAACAGCTGATGTATCAATTCGGTCTCTCTGCAGAAGATTCTATGGATCTGATCGCCATGGGAGCACAAAATGGGCTGAACTATACGGATGAACTCGGAGATAACATATCGGAATATGCCGGTAAGTTTGCTCAGGCTGGTTATGGCGCGGATGATTATTTTCAGTTGCTGAAGAATGGTTCACAAAACGGTGCTTACAATCTGGATAAGATCAATGATGCGATAAACGAGGTAACGACACGACTTGCGGATGGGACGATAGAGGATTCTTTGGATATGTTTTCTTCGGAAACGGGAAAAGTTTTCAAGGCATGGAAAGACGGACGTGCTACACAGAAAGATGTTATCGACGCTATCGTAAAAGATATAGGAAAAACGACGAATCAACAGAAAAAGCTCACAAAAGCAGCAACTGCATTCGGTACGATGGGAGAGGACGCGAATGCAAAATTCGTGGAATCATTGACCAGTGTCGGAGATGAATTTTCGGACGTCAGTGGGAAGATGAAGGAGATACAGGATATCAAATACGGGACTGTAGAAAGTCAGTTGCGCGGTTTGGGAAGGACATTGCAGACCGATCTCATGGAACCTATGATCCAGGATGCGATGCCGGTATTAAAAGGCGGCGTAGAATGGATGATCGACAATCTGCCATTGGTCGAGGGTGCCCTCGTTACATTGGGCACAGCTGCCACGACTGCATTTGCAGTAAACAAGATTTCGAAATTTAAAGATTCCATCACGAATATAGCAGGTGGTCTGACGAAGCTCGCAACAGCAGACATTCCGGGAGTTTCAAGTGCGCTGGGAGGTCTGGGATCACTCCTTGCGGCTCATCCTTTATTGGCGCTGGCAGGTGTGGCAACAGCTGCAGGAACTGCGATGTTCATCTTTTCGCAAAAAACGGATGCCGCCACAGAAGCGATAAAGAAAAGCAGTGAGGAAACACAGAAGCAGATAGATGCCTGGAAAGAGATGCAAGCTGCGCAGGAGGAAGCAGTTGAGGGGATATATGGAGAATTTGAGTATTATTCGCAGCTGAGGGATGAATTAAATAGTATTACCGATGCGAACGGAAAGGTAAAAAAAGGATATGAAGATCGTGCGGGTGTGATCCTGGGAATATTGAACGATGCATTGGGAACAGAATTGCAGATGAACGGAAACATCATAGCCGGTTACAAGGAGCAGATGGAAAACATCGATGCTCTGATCAATAAGAAAAAAGCACAGGCACTTGTCGATAGCGGGATGGATGAATATACGGAGGCCGTCAAAAAGAATGCACAGGCCACCAGAGATATGATGAAGGCAGAAGAAGAATATGCAGCTAAAAAAGCCGAGTTGCAACCCGAAATAGATGCGTTGTCAGAGAAAATGATATCCAGTGCTGATAAAACGGCGCCAAAACTACGAGAACAGCTTCAGGCGGAACTTGATGTGTATAAAGAGAATTACGAAAAGAAAAAAGAACTTGCGGATGGATACATGCAAACGATCGTAGATCATGAGTATATGATGGAGGAATTGGAAAAAGGGACCGCAGAAAGTCAAAAAAACATCATAGATTATGTAGAGAATACATACAAAGAAAACGGTAAGAGTTTGCAGCTATCCACGCAGGAACAGATCAAAGCGCTCGAAGGTTACATCGAAGAGAATAAGAATAGTGAAAATGAGGTAGTACAAAATAAAGTAAAGTCCTGGAAGGAACAAGTCGAGATAAAAAAGAAACAGCTCAAAGAGGAGTTGGGCGTTGTAACAGATGCCATTCCGGAACATGCAACCTTGTGGGAAACGATGTGTACTGCCGGATTGAATGCTTATAAGAAAAATGAGGATCAATTCCTCAGTGCTGCATTCGAACAAACAGAAAAAGCGAAAAAGGGCATCGATGACGGTACACCGCAGACGGAAGCCGCATGGCAGGCTCTTGCGGATGAAGGATATGCAGTACTGGATGGAAATACATGGAAATACACGGATGCCGGAGAAAATTATGCGCTTGGATTGAAGAACGGAGTAAACAACAGAGCGGGAGAAGTGTTTGGTGCAGTATCGAATATGGGGCTTATGATGATATCGGCTTTGCACGACTCTCTAAAAGAAAATTCTCCATCGAAAGCGGCGTTTGAAGCAGGTGATTTCTTCACGATCGGAACGATAAACGGTGTAGAAAACGAAAAAAAGAAATTGTTTTCCACGATCACTGATATGGGAAAAGGTATGGTGGAACGTTTGCAGGATAATTCTGCAATCATGCAGCGGGCACAAAGTGAGATGTTCGGTGTAGACGGCACTTTCTTGTCAAATACAAAGGCAATCTTAGAAAGTGAACAGGTGAATCAGATAAATGTATATCTGGATAGCAGAATGATCGAACAGACGGTAGTTAAACGTGTGAACAGAAACCAAACATTCAAAAGTATAGTGACAGGAGGATGATGTCATGTACCATATGTTTTTAAATGATGAATGCAGCGAAACCTTGCGTCTATACGTTGTGAAGCGTCCGGATGTCCCGTCACCGCAAAAACGATATAACGAAAAAGGACTTCCAGGAAGGGACGGTAAGCTGTATGAGGATACAGGATATTATGAAGACATCACGATATCTGTAGAATTGAACTATATGACATCCCCGGATAATTGGAACAATGTATGGCGGATGGCGAAACGCTGGTTGCTTACATCCGTTGGAAAAAGATTATCTTTCAGCGATGACAGATCTGTATACTACAGGATAAAAAAAGTCGAAGTATCTACCAATGCCAGAAATTCGTTGAGAATAGGAAGGTTTACCGTGAGTCTTACATTAGACCCGTACACCTACCTATTATCAGGCATACAACTATATGACCCACAACAGATAAAGGATAATCCATATGAAGAAACGACACCTGTTTATTTTATAAAGGGCGAGGGAGTGTGCACATTGACGGTCAACGGACATGCGATAAAGGCAAACGTAGGACAAAACCTTACCATCGATACATATCGTAGGATAGCGTATCGAAGTGACGGAACATTGCACAATACTGCCATCAGTGGAAATTATGAAGATATGCTGCTGATCGAAGGAGAAAATAAGATATCGATATCCGATCCGGCAAAATTCACACTGACCATACAACCAAACTGGAGGTGTATATGATGATCCAGGTATATAAACCGGGAAATCGCAATTTTGATTATAATGGAGATTATAATCTGAAACCCATAACGTGTGAGTTGAAGATGAAGCTGAAAGGAGAATGGGTGGTAACGCTCAGAAATCCATTGGATGAGAATATGGAGGGTATTGTAGAAAATGCCATCCTATGCATGGACACTCCCATCGGCAAGCGGCAGTTATTCATGATCAATGAAGTGGATAAGAATGATGACTTTATCGAAGCCTATGCAATACCTATATTTCTTACGAATGATATATATTTCTTCGACACTCGCGTCGTGAATAAAACTGCACAGGATGCATTGAATATCATGTTTAAAGATACGAAGTACAAAGGATATTCCGATATATCGAAAGCGAATAGTGCTTATTATCAGGAAATGTGTGCAAATGAAGCGATCAGCGGAGACAATGATAATGCATTTTTGAATAGATGGGGAGGCGAACCGATCTATAAGAATTATGAGATTTATCTGAATAAACGTGCCGGAGCTGACAATGGGATGCGTGCTGAATTCGGGTTCAACCTAACGGGCGTTGAAGAAAAAGTCGATATGTCGGAAGTGGTTACCAGAATACGCCCAAAGGCATACAACGGTCATATGCTGCCTAACGATGAAACGGTCGATTCGCCGAATATAGAAAAGTATGAGCCACGAAGATTCCCGCCGGTGGTATTTGAGTATACTGATATCAAATTGAAAGAGGATGCCCAGGAAGGGGACGAAGAAAACGGCATCACGATATGCGATACAAAAGCGATCCTCTATCAAAAGCTGCGAGAGCGAGCAAAACGTGAGTATACGATCAATAAAGTAGATATGCCGATCATCACATACAACGTTCAGATGGTAGATCTATCCAAAACGGACTTATATAAGGAATATAGTGAATTAGTGAGAGTGTCGCTTGGAGATACGGTACATGTATCCCATCGTAGGTTAAAGATCGAAACGACACCTCGTGTCATCGAATTAGTATACGATGGGATAACCAATAGCGTAATATCTCTTACGTTGGGTGATCATAAAGAAGATTATTTTGATAGATTATCGAAAACGCAGCATATCGTAGATACCATATACGATAAAGTGAGCAACACGATCATGGCGCAGCGTATTGCCGGTGTCGTAAATCTCATGATGACATCGCTAAAGGCTCAAAAGGACATCGCCAAAAGGCAGGATGTACGTGCGATCCTATTCGAAGATATCGATAAATCATCTCCTACATATGGAGCGCTCTGTATAGGTACACAAGGCATACAGATCGCTAAAAAACGCAATGAAACGGATACGGACTGGAAATGGGGAACGGCGATAGATTTTGAAGCAATCAATGCGGACTATGTGATCACCGGTATACTGACAGACAGGAATGGAAAATTCTATTTGAATCTGGATACCGGAGAATTACGAATGAAGGATGGAAGCTTTGCGGGAACGATATCAGGGGCTACCATAAATGGTAGCAAGATCATCGGAGGAACGATAGAGATAGGAAACAATTTTTCAGTTGCTAAAGACGGAATCATGAGATGCGCTGATGCAGTCATGAAAAATGTAACGATGGAATCGGGGATATTCAAGGGTAAACTTACAACAGAGTATGATGCTTATATCGGGCATAATCTACATTTGAATTATGAAGCAGGAAAAATAAGTCGAATAACGCTCGGAGAAAAAGGAGATACAGTAATCATATTGAGTGAAGAGCTGATAAGGATTAGTATTTTCAACAACAATACTGACTTGTTATCAAGACCATCGATTTCTATAGCCAAGGATGATATATTCTTAAACCTTAATGAAGACAATCACATCCGTATAAACTCTCTTTTAGGTGTGACGATGAAAACAAAAGGTAAACTGATTGATATGAATTATGACATCTGACGAAAGGAGGCAGAGTGATGATCAAAGTGACACGGAAAGGCTTGACATTGACATTAGATGCGGCAATCATCCCAGCGCAAGGCTCGGCAGATGTGCCGGTACAATATATCAACGATACGGACGCATACGAAGACTATATCATCGTACCGAAAATCGGATGGTATAAAAAAAATGGCGTGTACTCTGTGGCGATTGCGAGATATAGCAATAAAGTATTCAAGATACCTGCGGAAGCATTCGGACAGGATGGAATCATCTTTATCGCGATAGAAATGACAGATCCAAAGGATGCTGCTCATATCGAAGTTACGCAACAAATAGCAGCGCGCTGTACACCGGCACCGAATGGGACTGTCATACTTCCGAGTGAAGATAAATGGCAGAAGGTAGTTGCAGACTTCGTGAAGCAGTATATGGATACGGAATTTGAAACACCGGCGTCTGAACTGATCGAGAAGCAAAAAGAACAGATAGCATATATTCAAAACGCTTTGGATACGGGAGCATTCATCGGGCCAAGAGGACCACAAGGGATACAGGGGACACCTGGCGAAAAAGGAGAAAAAGGGGAACGTGGTGATAGCGGTGTGATAACACCGGCGAATGGCGTTTTCACATTTGTTGGAGATGCGGCCGGAAATCTGTATTGTTATTATGCGGATTCTGCAGCACCGCCGACATTTGAAGTAGATGAGAATGGTAATATCTACATGGATATACTAGGATAAGGAGGGGCATGTATGGCTAAAGTTTTAGTTGGAAATTTCAAGGGGCCTAAAGGAGACACAGGGAAAACCGGTCCTGTAGGACCACAAGGACCACAGGGGCCGCGAGGGAACCCGGGAACGGTAAAAATCGCAGATGATTTCACGACCGAAGATCCAACATACGCATTATCTGCACCAAAGGGTAAAGAACTATACGATTATTTATTACAGATCGGCAATCCTAATCTGTTGATCAATGGAGATTCCCAAGTCTGGCAAAGAGGAAATGAATTTAATATAACTAGCAATAGGATGTATACAGCAGACAGATGGATTGCTTATATGAATGCTTCTGATGGATATGTGCCATACACTATAACTAATAGCAGTAGGAGGATGAAAATTTCATCGACTAGTGGTGAATGTAAGTTTTTGATATTTCAACATGTAGAATTGAATAATTCTATTATACGTAAAATCTTAGGAAAGAAATTGACATTAAGCGTGAAAATAATATCGAGCAATGTACAAGAAATCAGTACATCAGCAACGATCTCGTATAATTCGAGTGATAAACCATCTGTATCGCTAGCGAAAAAGATACACACGATTTCAGCAAACAAATATACGATCACGAAGATGACATTTGATGTAGCGAATGATGCAGATTTCGATGATGTCAAATCTTTGCAGATAATAATCTCTTCACCGGGTATAACCTCAGACGTATATATAGATTATGCAAAATTAGAGCTTGGAGAGATTGCGACACCGCTTGTCCCAAGACCATATGCAGAGGAACTTATGCTTTGCCAAAGATATGGTAGATACATATATGTTGATTACACGATGAACGCAGCATCAAATTCATTCTCTAATATGATGTCGATTCCAGTTGACATGCGAATAGATCCAACATTGACGTTGAAAGCGGCAGGGACACTGACCAATATAACAAGTGAGAAGATCACACATGCAAGTTTTACAAATCGAGTGCGTTTTAGCTTTAGTGCTTCTGTAGCTGGAATGTTGAGGGTGTATAGTCGAGAGTATTGGGCAGACGCAGAAATCTATTAAGGAGGTATCGATGTGGTAAAAGTATACGTTAAGGTTGATTCTGATTCTTTGATAACAGAGGTTAATAGTGAGATATTCATGGAAAGCATAGATGGATATGCATTGATCGATGAAGGCGAAGGGGATCGCTTTACTCACGCACAAGGGAATTATCTGGAATCTGGATTGATGGATGAGCAGGGAAGATACAATTACAGACTGCTGGATGGAAATGCTGTACTATTGACAGAAGAGGAAAAACAAGAGCTTTTCCCACCTGTCGAGCCGGAATTGTCTGAACAGGAAAGATTCAATGCTGCAGTCCTGCTTGAATTAGCAAAGCTGAAGGCAGGTGATGCAGTATGATGTATCGCTGGATCAAAGAGTATTATGATGCCGGAATCTATAAAGACAGTGATCTGGAAATATTTGTAGCCGGTGGGATGATAACGAAGAAACAGGCTGAAGAAATAAAAGCCGGATAGGGGGTAATCCAAGTATCTCGCATGGGCGTGCGTTAAACGCCTTACATATTGCCAAGAATGGCGGAAAGAGATGAGGTATATGAAACATATGGCACAAACAATCACAGACAACTACAACGCATTTGTGGGCACTGTTATAGCAGTTATCAGCGTGATATTCGGAGAACACTGGTATCTGTTTGCTTTGTTCCTTGCACTTAATATTGCAGACTGGGTAACAGGTTGGATGAAGTCAAGAATCATGAAAAAAGAAAATTCAGTAAAGGGTTGGCAAGGAGTACTTAAAAAGATTGGATACTGGATCATGATCACGTTTGCATTTATGGTTGCAGCGGGCTTGATCGAAATCGGTGAGATTATTGGTGTAGACCTACAGATTACAACGCTGCTTGGATGGTTCGTGCTGGCAAGTCTGATTGTGAACGAAGCACGTTCTATCTGCGAAAATTTTGTTGAAGCTGGATTCAACGTACCAAAAATATTGAGTAACGGCTTAGCCGTTGCCGACAAACTTATTAACAAAGAAAGCGAGGACGAAGAATAATGAAAATATTACTCATTGCAGGACATGGTGCAGGCGATCCAGGAGCTTCCGGATGTGGATACAAAGAAGCTAACCTTACCAGAGAGTTAGTCAACCTGATTGCTCCAAACCTGAGAAAATATGCAACTGTGGATGTATACAACGAAAACCGCAGCGCATTCTATGATGTGCAGAACGGTACATTCAAAATCGGAAGCTATGATTATGTGCTGGAGGTACACTTCAATGCATTTAATGGATCCGGACACGGAACAGAAATCTTTGTGACAGACAGTGAGCAATATACCGACGTGGAACAGTCCATCATGAATAAATTAGGGAAGCACTTTGTGAAGCGTGGTGGATCTGGTGTAAAGACGACAAACTGGCTGGTAATCTATACATGTAAGTGTTTAGGTATCAGCTCCGCCCTGTTAGAGACATGCTTTATCGACAACAAGGCAGACATGGCTGAATATCAGGCAAACAAGGAATCCATCGCACAGGGCATTGTAGACGGCATTGCAGAAGGCTTCCAGCTGAAAGCAAATAGCACAGAGCAGAAGCCAGGGAACAAACCTGCAGTGCAGAATAAACCTTCCAAGCCTGCGAAACCGGCACAGCCTGACCAGATTTTGAATGTTGGAGAATACTTCACAATTCCGGGAGTGCATAGCGTAGACCAGGTTTTAGACAGTATGGACAGCATCTGGTGCGAGGAGATGACCGGAAACGGTGGTAACTCCATTCAGGCGGGACCACTTACCAAGTGCGATAAAAACGGGAAGAAAACAAAGTCACAGCGCTTTTACGTAGGTGATTATTGGATGTGTGACAAGAAATTTAAAGTGCTGGATGTGGATAAACCTACAAATTCAGTACAGGCAAATGTCGGAGGTCGTAAAATCTGGTTGTATGCCGGTCCATTGCGTGAAGTCTAAACATAAAATTACCACTCATTCCTTCGGGGATGGGTGGTATTTTTTTTGTGTTATAATAATAGTATATGGAGTGGATATTATGAGTATAAAATATGATCTAACTGGTAAACGATTTGACAGATTGTATGTCATAAAGTTAGACGGGAAAAATAAAAGTAATGAATATCTATGGCTGTGTAAATGTGACTGCGGACAACTTTGTCATGCAACAACATATGCGCTGCGGCATGGTATCAAACGCAGCTGCGGATGCATCACGCGGGAACGTACCAGCAAGCAGCTGGAAGGAAAACGATTTGGGAAGCTAACCGTCCTAAAGAGATTGGACAAGAAAAAGCATGATTGCTATATGTGGCTTTGTAAATGTGATTGTGGAAACACATGCGAAGTAAGAACAGATGCCTTAACAAGAGGAGTAACAAAAAGCTGTGGATGCATGCATATAACATCGTTGGATGATAAGCGCAGGAAGTTGTATGTGAAGGATACTGGCTTACAATATGTCGGTGATTATAATAAGCCAAGAAAAAGCAAAACAGGCTTTACAGGAGTAGTATACGATAAACGCAGGGCAGGTAATAAATATTATGCAAAAGTAAAATTTCAGGGAAAATATTACTATCTTGGGAGTGCAGCAACTGCAGAAAAAGCATATGAATTATACAAAGTAGGTAAAGAAAGAATACACAAGAAGTTTCTCGCGGAAAATCCTGAATATCTGGAAAGAGTTGAGGAATTGAGAAAAAAAGCGTCTAAAAAAAGATAAACCCTGTCTCTATTCAGATAAGGCAGGGTTTAGATTATTTCTTTTTACTTCTTTTATATATTGGGCGCCATAGGTCTTCGCCTCTATCGCCGTTCGAATGTCGATGAAGCAATGTATCATATGAAATATTAGTGATTTTTGATAGTTCATTTAAAGTTACTTTTTTGCCTTGATAATCGATTTCCATTTCGCTTTGAGGATTTCTCCAAAGCTCTTTTCCACGATCACCATTTCTATAACGTCTATGTAGAGTGGTATAACAAATTCCGGTTCTACTTGACAATTCCTTAAGATTTATTTTTTCACCTTCATAATCCACTAAAATTTCATTTCCCATAGATTTTTGAAAGAGTTGTGAGCCGCTCGCGCCTTTAGAATAACGGTTCCATAAAGTGCCATAATCAATTCCAGTTTTTTTTGATAATTCATATAAAGACACTTTTTCACCATCATACTCGACATATATTTTCGCTTTTTTGCTTATTTTTCTTTTATATTGCTTTATCTTCCCTGTCCATAATTCTTCACCTCGATATCCCTTATCGTAACGATATCTTAATGTAGTGTCATTTATACCTGTTATACTTGATAATTCTGGTATTGTTACCTGGTCTCCATAATAATCAACACAGATCGTACCCTTACCCTTGCCTGTTAATCGTTTAGTGCTCCATAATTCTTCGCCTCGATATCCACAATAATAACGTTGTCTCAAAGTATACTCATTTATCCCGGTTAAAGTAGACAGCTCAGCAAAGGTTACTTGTTTGCCATGATAATCAATATATATTTTGGGAGATCTTTTATTCGGTAATCGCTTTGTACTCCATAATTCTTCACCTTGGCATCCATTATAATAACGATTTCTCAATGTACCTTCATTTATTCCAGTCAAAGTAGATAGCTCAGCAAAGGTTACTTGTTTATTATTATAATCAATATGGATTTTGGAGGCATCAGTTTTTGGTAATTTATCAATACACCATAATGACTCACCTCGATAACCGATTTTATAACGCATGCTCAATGTAGATCGGTTTATTCCAGTTAAAGTAGATAACTCTGCCATCGTTACTTGCTTACCATAATAATCGACACGGGTCGTCCCCTTACCTGTTGATCGTTTAGTGCTCCACAATTCTTCACCGGCATACCCTTTATTCAGCCTTGAATATAATTTTACACGGCTTACGCCAGTTATTTCACTTAGTTCAGGAATACTGATATATCTATTTTCAGGAGTATAGTATACAAGCGTACCTCTTGGTTTTTTTATAACGCCGATGCGTTCAACATTGTTCTTCTCTTCTGGATTGCTATGTAAAAAATCTTTTAAATATGGCTCATGCAACTCCTCTTTTGCTTTTAAGTAAGCATTGTGCGCTTCCTCCGCTGTATCAAATTCTCCAAGATGATGTCGTTTACCTTTAAAAGTTATATCCGCAGCATAGCGGTTTGTGCGTTTATTAAGAGATACGCCACGATAACCGCTTTTGTTATTTTTTCGTGGCTTATCACCATATAGCTTGTAGGGGTCTGAGCCATCAACACAATGGTTACGTGTAATGGTACCTAGTTTCTTACCATTGATAGTTTTAAGGCATCCGCAGCTCTTTGTCTGTTTATTTCTGAGATTTCGCAGCGATACAACAATAGTATTTCCGCAGTCGCACTTACAATTCCAATAAGCATTACCGCTCTTATCGACTTCACCGGTCGGAGAAATAGCTCTAAGCATTCCGTATCGCTTACCTGTTATATCTTTTCTAGGTCTTGCCATAGCCCTCTCCTTTACACGATCAATATATCGTTGGATATATAAGACACATCAGTAAATACAGTGTAAGATATAAGCAATCTATCCATATCGGATATTTTTCGTTCGCCTTTTTCCCATGCTAACAGCGTGCGTTTACTGGTTATATAAATATCAGCCATCGCAACTTTGGTAAGGCCAAGCTTCTCGCGCAAAGCAGCAACACTGCAGCGCGTTAATTCGTAAATATAATTTAAGATATCGTTTATCTCGTCAGCACTA